TCAGCTGGGAGAGCGCATGGCTGGCAGCCATGAGGTCAGGGGTTCGATCCCCCTAGGCTCCACCATTGGATTATTAGACGAACCCTTTTCGGGGTTCGTCTTTTTTTGTGGCATGAAATCGTCGTCCCAGAAATCAAAGGCGAAATAAAGATTCAGCTGTTCCCCGTCAACCTCAATCATCCTGACGAACATATCGATTATCTGTTCGGTATCCGGCTCTTCGGCTAGGTGATCTAGCCACGACGTTAGCGCTTCTTCGGTCAACGTCGCGCCTTCCCTTGCCTGAGCTCCGCGCAGGTCTGTTTCTAAGGCCGCTTTCTGCTCTCTGAGCATGTCCACTCGCTCTTTACCGCCTGGGGGCGCTATGCCGTCTTCGATAGCCTGCCAAATGCGCTCAAACGCAGCGTCAATGCGCTTTATCTCGCGCTCTATCTGCTTGCTTGCAGGCTCGATTTCATCTTCTTTTTCGTCGTTGTATAGCACCATGCCTTCGATGATGCGCTTGCGCATGTCTTCTTGCTTGACTGTCTCATATATGGCATCAAGCACGGCATCTTCTATCACATCGCGCCGCAACGTGCGACGGCACTTCTTGCAGCGGTAGTAATGGTAAACGCGCCCGGTTTTTGATGTGCCGCTGGTTCCGGTGTAAAACTGGCCGCATTCAGGGCACCAGAGCTTGCCGCTAAGCGGGTAATCATCCGTTGTGGCCGTCTTACTATGCTTCCTGCCGTTGGTTTTGAGGATGCTGTTGATCATGTCTTGCTCTTCGCGCGACCAGAGCGCAGGCATTCCGTCTTCAATGCGCACACCGGCATAATCGTATACGCCGCAGTTTTGTTCGCGTTTAAGCAGCTTTGAGATTGTGTTGTGCGTTAGCGGCTTGCCGCGCTTGCCGCGTTCCCCTGCTACAGCTCGCGTGATTTCGGCAACGGTGGAGCCTGAGCAGAGCATGTTTTTCATTCGGTGCATCACGGCGGATTCGCGTTCGTTGATCTGATAATAGCCGTCTACGATGTCCCAACCGTAGTGAGTGCGACCGTTCGCCATGCCGCGTGCCGCGTTTTTCTGGATGCCGTCGCGTATGCGCTCGCTGTCGATGGCGCTTTCCCATTCTGCGAGCACTTCGAGCATTCCAAGATTCAAGACGCGCGTCGAGCCTTCGCCAAGGCTTTCACCGGCGTAAAGGATTTCAACGCCAGACTTGCGCAGCCTGATTCGCGCAAGCGCCATTTCGTCGCGGTTTCGCATGATGCGCGTAACCTTGTATATGACAACGTAATCAAAGATGCCAAGTTTCGCATCTTCCATCATGCGTTGAAATTCCAGGCGCTTAACGTCGCGGCCTGTTTGCGCATAATCGCTATAGACGCGCACAACGTCAAGGCCATTGTCTGCGCAGTATTCGCGCGATTTCTCTACCTGGATGTCAATGCTTTCGCTTCGTTGGTTATGCGAACTGAAACGTGCGTAAATCGCCGCACGTGTTCCCTTTGACATGATAAAATCACCTTGCCTTTTGGTATTGCCCTGCGAGACTTTGGACGGTAGCGCGGGGCTTTTTTATTTCCTTTTCGATTCCGAAGCCGCCGCCCTGGCGGTCATCGAAATGTTCTGCTGCCACTCTGGCGAGCTTTCGCGGTAGTTATCGACGATTTCTTGTTCGTCGCTTGATAACTCGTCCATATCATCGAAATCGCCTGTTTCCTCATTCCAGCCCAATATATCGTTCGGCGAACATCCGAGCGCTAGCGCCAAGTTCCAAACTTGTTCAGCGTTCATCATCGCCGCACCAGATTCCCATGATCTATAGGTGTACTTGTTCACGCCGATTTTCTCGGCGAATTCGTCCCTGTTCGAAAAACCAGCGGCTTTTCTGAGCTTCATGAGCCTTATGTTCACTGCTAGTCTCCTTCTCTAATTTCGTAGGTGCATAGTACAACGAAAATAGCCAATACACAACGAAATTATTTATTTCCGCTTGACAAAGCTATTTTGCTTGTCTATTCTACGGAACCAGTTGCTAAGCAGATTAGCAGCTAGCTAATATTTCACGTGTAAACCCGTGAAATATACGGGCGTTCTCCTTGACAAGCAAGGAGAACGAACACTGCTCAATGAGAGGAGGTGAAACGTATGAACTTCGATAAGGAAACGTTTGCGGCCAATCTTCGAGCCGCCCGCGCAAAGCTCGACATCACGCAAGACGAGTTCGCACGCCGCGCCGGTATCTCAAAAGATGCCGTCGTGAAGTACGAGAGCGGCGAGGGTTATATCCCCGGTGCCGACAAGATCATGTCTATCTGTCGAGTGGCGCACATCAGCCCTAACGAGCTGATGGGATGGGAAGAGGTTGCTTAATGGAAACGCTTGACACGCTTATGTCCATTGCTGGCATCTGGACATTCATTGCCAGTGCTGTTGCCTTTGGAATCTGGATGAACAAGTAAGAAAGGAGGGGGTTTCAAATGTATGAACCGTATGAAACCCATGAACAAACCAACGGTTTGTATCGTGGTTTCGATTACGCGAAACCGTTGCAAGCTGAGCGCTACGCAACGCAGGTTTTACCAGCACATCGAATCCATGGTGCAAGCCGGAGAACTGAAAGCGCCCGCACCTGGCGGCAACCAGGCACGGGCTATGTCAAAACTTCCTACGGTAATGACGATGACTTTTTAGCAGGAAAACCAGCGGTTTTCAAGTGGGTTTGCTACATCGGTTTTGGTCTGATGATGTCCGGCGTTCTTCCCATGGCCGCCTGCGCGTTCATGTTCTGGCTGTTCGACCTGCTCAACTGCGGGTGGGTTGCTTTCCCGATGTTCATCGGAGTTTTGTGGCTTCTCGTTAGCCAGGTGTGCAAATGAGGGGCTATCTCGACCGCGACGCTAACGGCTTCTGGGTTGCCTGCGTGGTCATCGAGCAAGCCCGCCGCACGGGCGCTAGCGGCGCGGGAGACGTGCGCACGCGCCATACCTTGCCCGTTCCTGCGTCGGCACCGCGAGGAGTCGCGGAAGCGGCTTTCAGGCGCTTCATGAGCCGGGAAGCGAGGAAACGCCATGGACGTTGACGATTACACGCAGCCGCTCGAATCGGTCATGCATCAAGAGCGAATGGCCGTGTATCCGGTGCCGCTCAAGCTCAAAGACCGGCAAGAGCTTTTCGAAACGTGGTGCAGGCTCAATCCGCAGGCGTTGCGGCAAATCGAGCTAACGGCGCTCGCTATCAACCAGCGCGGCTTGCGCGTCAGCACCAAATACCTAATCGAGAAGCAGCGTTACGAAGGCACGTGCGAGCTTGTGGGCGTGCCGTTCCACGACGGAAACGGGCTTGAGCACGTCTACGCCATCAACAACACGGATACGCCGCTGCTCAGCCGTTGGCTGCTTGAGAAGCATCCGGATTTGAACATCGAACTTCGTAAATCCATCTACGACAAGGAGAACAACCATGAAGCGTAAAGAAACGATCACATTCATTGACGAAACCGTCGATTTCATCGCCCAGTCCAAAGTGAGCGTTGGTGTCCTCGATACCAAGACCGGCAGCACGCATCAGTTCGACGGTGATATGTCGCTTGTCTTCATCTGCGCGGCGTTGCTTGGCATCCAACAGATGATGCAGTCCAGCGAGCTTGACGGCGTGACACCTCAAGAGTTCGTGACCAAGACCATCGAAGCGGCCTGCAAGTCGTACATCGCCACTAAGCATGCGGAGTGATCAACTAACACTTGACCTGTTCGATGAACCGCCGATGCCAACACCTGGCGAATGCCCGTTTGAGCGGTATTTGCTTGAATGCGGCCAAAAGCTCAAGAGCAAGTGCGGCTTTCGCGGAACGATCATCTGGACAAACTGCCGCGACGTTGGGCGGTGTCTGTGGGACGGCTGGCATCAGCAAGGGACGAGCGACGGATTAACGATGGGAGGTGAAGACGATGACGATGATTGCTAAGGACGTCCACGACCGAGCACAAGACCCTATGGCCTGGTTCCAGCACGACGCTAACGCTTCGCTCGACATCAAGTGCCAGCGTCTTATCATGCGCCATGGCAACGCTGCCTACGGCACCTATTGGCGGCTCTGCGAGCTTCTGGCACGAACTAAGCACCATGCCTTGCCCGTTGAGACTGATGAAGATTGGCTGATTCTGGCAACGCAAATCGGATTGCGTTCAAGCGGCGCTTTCGACGAGACGTTGAGCATCAACCAGACGCGCGATTTCATCGACTGCCTGCTTGAGGTCGGCTTGCTTGTTCGCGACGGAAAAGGCCGCATCGAGAGCGAGAGGATGCAGCGAAACGCCCTTTATTTCGGCTCGCAACGCGCGAATGGAGCCAAAGGCGGCAGGCCGCGCAAGAACAAGGCCGAACCGCCAAAGTAGCAGGTCAAGAGGTGTTTTCACGATGACCGAGGGAGAAACCAACGCAAAACCGACGGTTTTAGACTGGCAAAAGCCTAACAATACAATACATAACAATACAGAAGCGGGTTTTGGGTTGGGTCTCAAGCCCAACCCAAACCCAAAACCCGCAACGTGCTTGTTAGGTTTAGCCACAAGCAAGGTTATCTTTCTTGGTTCTTCTTTCTGAGCGCACAAGTTTTCGCGCGATTCCAAAGCTCGTTTTCGATGTTTCAAAAGCAGTTTTCAACTGGTTTTCAACACGTTTTCAACAATGGGCTAAGTTACTAACAAGTTTTCAACATTAGGCGGTGGAAAACATGCCTTACTCAAGTTATGCCAACAAGGTTCGCAAACGCCGTTGCCCTTGCTGCGGCGAAGAGCGACCGACTGATTGGTTCATTGCCAGTCGCGATGCCTGCTGGAAGTGCAGGGGGACGAAGAATGACGAACCAAAGAATGAAGATGCTGTTGTCTGCATCGTGGGAGATAGGCAGACCGGAAAGACAACTAGGCTTATCGAGATTTCGGCAGCAACGGGAATTCCGATTGTTACTTGCAATTTTGGAATCGCTTCTCATATCTACCACCAAGCAAAGCGCAATGGGTATGACATGCCTAAGCCCTTGTGCTTAAACGGATCTTCGTTTGAGCGCTCTTATGCATCGCATTACGAAAAAGGCATGCCGGTACTCGTTGATGAACTCCAAATGTTTTTCCAGAAAGCGAACCTGCGCCCGCTTGTCGTATCCATTCCGACATATGCGGCAGATTTTCGATTTTCAGAAAGTGAAATACCACCGTTGTTTGAGTTGCTGCGCATGTGGTGGCAGGCAAGGAAGGAGCGCAAGCAATGAAGATCAAGCCTTGCCCATTTTGCGGTGGCAAAGCATGGGCGTACAGCGGAAGCACCTATCACTTCGAATCTGGTTTTGGATGGATTTGCGCATGTAAAGCCTGCGATGCACAGGGCGAAATCGGAAAGACGAAAGCAGAAGCGATTAAGAACTTGAACAGAAGGGATGGCAAGGAATGACTTCATACGTCAAACGCGTTGGCGATCTGACCGACCCTGAGAACTTCGAGAAGGCCGTTGCTGAAGCAAACAAGAACGGCGAGCTTGACAACTTCGACGTTTCAGAGCTTACGTCATGCGACATCAACGGCTCAACGATTAACCATCGCGGCTGCGACCCCGTGACCAAGCCATCGCATTACGCGGGCTACACGGGAATCGAGTGCAAAACGGCCATGGAATCCATGCTTGGCACAGATGCCTACACGGCATACATGCAAGGATGCGCGTTCAAGTACCTCTGGCGTTGGAAAGAGAAGAACGGCGTTGAGGACTTGCAGAAGGCTCGCGAGTGCATCGGCAACATGCTTGACGCTTTGGGATGTGATCGGTCATGAGCGGGAGCAGCTTTTACAACGCGCCGATAGGCGTTAAAAAAACGCGCAGGCCGCACGTGTGCGCGTATTGCGGCAAGACGATTCCAAAAGGCACGCCGCACATCATCAAGGAAAGCGGCTTTTGGATGGGCGAGTTTTGGAAGCGCTATTCATGCCGCGATTGCCAGCCGTACATAAGCGAGTTCTGGGGGTGGCAAGGCTGCGAAAGCGAGAGCCTTGAAGCTGATTTCGACGAGTTCATGCGCGAGAACCACTACGAAGAGTGGGTGACCGACGATGACGACTAGACACGACCGAAAGGTCTTGGACAACCTTTGCGCGTTGTCTCAAGACATAAGCAATCGCATCACCACGTGCGAGCGGTACGACCGCGAAAGCTCGAAAGTCAGCTACGACGATTTGGTTTGCTGGTTCGACTGCGTAAGCGATGCAATCCAGGTCATCAACCGTAATTTGGAGGTACGAAATGAAAGAGCTTAAGACCAAGGAAGATTTCGAAGTCGCGTCCATGACGCTGATTGGGTGTGTGCTGGCAATCATCCCGTTCGCCATGCTTGTTGCCAGTATCGCCGTTGGGTTCATTTTCGGCGCTGGTTTCGGCTTCCTTACCTTCTTCTGCTGCCTGCTGGCCGTGTGCATCTGGTTCATCTGCGCGGCGAAGTTCAACATGCGCAAGGCCAAGAAGGCGGCTGAAAAGGAGCAGGGCGATGATTAAGGTTTTCGCCTACTACGACGGATGCGGCGAAGAATTTTCGTTTGACAACGCCAACGGATCTGCTCATGTTCATGCGTTCATCGACGTTAACGAAAAACCGCTAGTTAGTAACATTGAGAGCTCTGTTTTTCGTTCATGCCTCAAAGAGCTATCGCAGATTTCGGGAATCATTTGCGAGCAGGTCGCGAAATCGCAGCGGCGCCATGATCACCATGGGCGTTGAGGTCAAGCAGGACGGCAAGGGCGTTTGGTTTGCCCAGCCGTATCTAGGACGCACACCTGAGGGCAAGCAGATAAGGCCGCGCCGCAGCTTTCCCGATGCCGTAACGCGCGAGGAAGCGCAAGCGCTGGCCGATGCGTGGGCTTCGCAGCTCACGTTTGACGGGCAGATCAAGAGCACTCTTATAGCAGACCTTTTGCGCGAGTACATTGCAGACCGACAAGCCAAGGGCGCAGCCGTGAACACGGTGAAGCGGTGGACTTTGTTCACGCGGTCATATGTTGGCCGATACCTCAAAGGCAAGGTTGCACGCGATTTGACGGCCTACGAACTGAACAGCTTCGAGCGGCGCTTGATGGTGCCGAAGGAGCTTGGAGGGCAAGGGCTATCGCAAAACACGGTGGTTAGCGTCCATCACTTTTTGCAAGGAGCTTTCAGCTATTGGGTTCGCATCGGCATTTGCGACGCAAACCCAATGCTGATGGTCGCGAAGCCCGACGAGCAAAGGCACGAAGCGGTAGTAATCGACGAGTGGGATTTCCAAACGCTCGATGCAGCAGTAAGCAATCGCCTTTACCCGACGAAGCGCAGCAAGCAGACCATGCGCGATGCCGCTTACTCGTTCGCCGCTTGGTTCGCCCTCCATACGGGTATGCGCGTCGGCGAGGTGTGCGCGGTGCGACGCAGGGACTTGCACAAGGCGCAGGGCTACGTGCTCGTTTGCGGAACTGCGCTTGAGCCGCCCGGCGGCGGAGTTATTCGCTCGAATACGACCAAGAGCAAGAAGCCGCGCCAAGTATCGCTGACCGACAGCGAGTGGAGCCGCGTTTACAGCTTCATGGAGCAGCAGGACGGCTTTTCAGACGCTTTCACGCCCGATTCGGCACTGGTGAGCGTCGATGGCTCTTTCATGCGGCCTACGACGGTATCTAAGGCTTTCAGCCGCACGCGCGACCGCTGCGGATTGCCTAAAGCCTGCACGTTCCATTCGCTGCGGCATACGCACGCGACATGGTGCCTGGCCAACGGCGTTGACCTCAAGACGCTTGCCGCAAGGCTTGGGCACGCCAACGAAGCGACCACGTTAAGGCTATACGCGCACCTGATGCCTGGACGCGATGCGGCAGCGGCCAAAGCCTTTGAGGAATTCGCCGAAAGCCTGAAATCAGGTGTGTAAACGGAGTGTAAACGGCTTGATTTCGCAGATTCGCAAAGCAAGGCGATAACGCGAGGTCAAGCCAAGAAACCGACGGTTTCAGGAAATCAAACCGCCGTATCTAAAGTAAGAATCAGGAGGTTATAGAAATGGTGCCTATTTTGACCGAAGAAGAGCGCCGCCAAAACCTCGATAAAGCATTGAAGGCACGCCGTGAGCGTGCAGAGGTTAAAACGAAGCTTTCGAGCGGTGAAATGAGCGTCGATGACGTTTTCAGGCTTGCCGATGATGGCAACGAAGCAATTCTGCGAATGCCCGTCGAATCGCTCATGAGGTCGCTTCCGGGCTATGCCCTGTCGCGAGCGCAGAAGCTTATGAAGCGGCTTCGAATCGCACAGAGCCGCCGAATCCGAGGATTGAGCAAACGACAGAGAAACGAGCTGCTTAAAGCTCTTGGAGGTAGCAATGAAGCGTAGTGATCTTGAAAAGGCAGTACGAAAGGCAAGGCTTGCCGCCGCACTGCTAACGGCTGTTGCGGTAATCGCTACCGTTGCTTTCTTCTTTCTGATGTTCTGCCTTACCGAGCTGTTCATCAACCTTTTCACGGGCGGCTGGTTCTCTTGGGTCTTCCCGTGCGTGGCAACGGCACTGGCAATCCTGGCGCTGCTCGCGCTGGCAATCGTTACGGGAGGTAGCTATGAGCGATAGCCTTAACAGCGTGACGCTGAGCGGAAACCTTGGGCAAGATGCCGAGGTGCGATACACCAACAGCGGGCTTGCTATCACCAGCTTTTCGCTTGCGGTGAGCAAGAGCCGCAAGCAGTCCGACGGAAGTTATAAGGACGTGACGAGTTGGGTTGACTGCATCATGTACGGCAAGCGCGGCGAAGCGATGTACGGAAACGGCATGCTGCAAAAGGGCGCACGTCTGGCAATCATCGGGCACCTGCACCAGAGCGTGTGGGAAAAGGACGGCCACCGCCGCCGCCAGCTTGAAGTGATCGTCGATAACGTGGTGACGATGACAGCGCAACGCCAACAGCAGCAAGGCTACCAGGCGGCAGCGCCGCAGCCGCAATACCAGGCCACCCCGCAGCCCGCAGCCTATCCCGATGTGTATGACGAAGACATTCCCTTTTGAGGAGCTGATGAAATGCAAGGACGCAAGATGAACGTTGTTCTTACCGACGGTGCCGAGCTGCCGCGCTATGCGCATGATGGCGATGCGGGCTTTGACCTTTGCATTACCGAGGATGTGCGGCTTGAGCCTAACGCCAGCGCGGTTTGCGGCCTGGGCTTTGCGTGCGAGATTCCGAGCGGATGCGTTGGCCTGGTCTTCCCGCGCTCCGGGCTTGGCGCTCACTACGGCGTTACGCTGCGCAACAGCGTCGGCGTAATCGATAGCGGCTACCGTGGCGAGGTGTGCGCACCGCTTGTCAACCTCAGCTGCGATACGGTGTTTCTACCGAAAGGCTCGCGCGTGTGCCAGATGGTTGTTGTGCCGTTCGTGCCGTGCGACCTCGTTAAGGTCGCAAGCCTGACAGACACCGAGCGCGGTACGGACGGCTTCGGCTCTACCGGCATCGACTAGGAGCGGTGCCGATGGATGCCAAGGAATACTTCGAGGGCATCCGCGACGAGGTGGCTAGCATCGAACACGCACGGGAGATGCTAGCCCGCCTTAAGGCCCGCGAGGGAGCCAAGGCGCAGAGCTACACCGCTGGCGGCGGCGGTGGAAGCTCTGACCCGATGGATGCGATCAACAGCCGCATTGATTTCGAAGGCAGGCTACAGCAGCGCATCAGCGACAGCGAAGCATTGCTTGACGAAGCTACGGCGCTGCTATACGGAACTGACAATCGCGGCGGCTTGGCGAAGCTTAAGGGCAACCGATACGCCGACGCTCTGTGCATGGCCTACCTTCAAGCGATGCCGTGGGACGATATAGCCGACGTGATGCAGTGCTCGCGCCAATGGTGCAGGGAACTTTGCAATGCTGGATTCCGCTATATCGACGAGGTGGGCTTTGCCGCTCTCAAAGAAATTTGAGATTGGTACTTGTCATCACTTTTCGCTTTGCGCTATATTTCGATACGGTGGATTTTCGAAAGGGACACGGACTTAGGTTCGCGTCCCTTTTTTGATGGAAGGATTCGCGATGGCCAAAAGCTTCTCGTATCGCTTCTACCACTCGCGCGATTGGGAGCAAGCAAGAGAGCTTGCCTTGCAGCGCGACGCTTACCTTTGCCAGCACTGCTTGAAGGCTGGCATCACTACACCGGCAACGATGGTGCATCACATCATCGAGCTAACGCCAGCGAACATCACCGACCCGAACATAGCGACCGACCCGCGCAACCTCGTCTCGCTCTGCGACCTCTGCCACAAGAAGGTGCATGGCTGGGCAAGGCAAGGCAGCACAAGGCATGGCTTCGCTTTTGACGAGGACGGCAACTTGATTTCGCTGACAAACGAAAACACAGACTGAGCACAAACGGCCAGTCAATCAGAACAGAAAACAAAACAGCAGGTCACAGCGCCGAAGCTATCCCCCCGGTCTAAAACCAAGGCACCCAGCCTAGGGCACCAACGCCGGAAGGTAGAATTTTGCGCGCAAAGGTTTTCAGAACGGGGGTGGTCTTGTGGGAACGCGAAAAGTGTGCGAAAGTAACGACCTTTTGCCGAAAGCCACGGAAAGTCCCCCGAAGAAGCACACCGCTTCAATCGAGAGCCGTTACCAAAGCGAGCTGAAAAAGCTCCAACGGCTCACCAAGGACGCTATTCCCGACGAAAAGCGAAGCACCGTGCTTCCGCTGATGTCCAATATCGCGTTTTTGAAAGTGAAGCTTGACGAAGCGCGGCGCGAGCTGATGCATGAGAGCATCTTCACGGAGTACGACAACGGCGGCGGTCAATCCGGCCTGCGAGAGCATCCGGGTTTCAGCGCTTACAACAAGCTTTTCACCACGTTTTCTCGCGGCATCAAGCAGCTCACCGACATGATGCCGTCAGGCAGCACCGCAGGCGATGCCCTCATTGACTACCTCAATGAAACGCGCTTCGGCGGCTAAGGGAAAGTGGAGCGGAGCGGGACGCTGCGAGCTGGCGATACGAAGCTACTTCGGTGGCATCCTCAACGGTGAGATCACCGCTTGCAAAAAGATGCATCAGGTCGCGGAGCGCGTTCTGCGCGACATGGATAACGTTGACCCGCTCTACCCGTATCACTTTCGCGAAGAGTTCGCGGCTAAGCACGTTAACTTCATCGAGACGTTTTGCCGACTTCCAAGCGGCAAGCTTGGGCGTAAGTTCAAGCTTGAGCTTTTTCAGCTCGCTATCTTGTCCGTTATCTTCGGTTTCGTCGATGCAGAGGGCTTGCGACAATACCGCGAAGTGCTCTGGATCATGGGGCGTAAGAACGGCAAGACCGCGCTTGCGTCTGCAATCGAGCTTGACTTGCTCATAAACGATGACGAGGGCGCACCAGAGGTCTACAACGTCGCTACGGCTCACGACCAGGCGGCGAAGGGCTTCAACAACGCCTGGCGTATGGTAATGACATCGCCTGCGCTGGCAAAGCACGTGCGAAAGCGCGTGAGCGACCTTTACTGCGACCTCAACATGGGGTCGATTAAGGCGCTGAGCGCCAACACGAATCACCTTGACGGTCTGGACATCTCAGGCGCAATCGTGGACGAGTTGGCGGCTATGCGCAACCGCGACCTTTACGACCTGACTATTCAAGGCATTTCGGCAAGACGGCAACCGCTGGTTTTGGAAATCACGACCAACGGTTTCGTTCGCGGCGGAATCTTCGATGCCCAATACGAATACGCTTCGAAGTGGCTGGAAGGCAAAGCGTCCGGCGAGAAGGCCGAACACTTCATCGCCTTCATCTTCGAGCTTGACGAGCGCGAGGAATGGCAAGACGAAACGTGCTGGATCAAGGCGAACCCCGGCGATGGAACTATCAAGTCTCACAAATCGCTCAAGGAAAACGTTTCGAAGGCCAAGGATGACCCGACGTTTCTTCCGACACTGCTTGTTAAGGATTTCAATTTGATTGAAAACCAGTCGCAAGCCTGGCTCACCTGGTCTGAGATACATAACGAAGCAACTTTCGACCCGTCTGACGGGTCTTTTTCTTATGCAGTGCTTGGCGTTGACGCTTCGGACACTACCGACCTAACGGCTGCGTGCCTGTTGATGATGCGCCCCAACGACGAGAACATTTATGCAATGCACATGGCCTGGATTCCGCTTCGCGCTTTGGAGCAGGCGGAAGCCGAGGGGCGGCGCGGCGGGCGCGACGGCGTGCCTTACGATGCCTGGATTGCCCGTGGCCTGCTGCGAACGTCGGCAACGCCGATCATCGACAAGCGCGACGTTCTGGATTGGGTCACTGAGATTCAGGAAAAGTACGGCATCTATACGGTTGCCTGCGGGTACGACCCGTGGCACATGCGGGACGTTCCGACGGTCGAAGCGTATGAAGGTTATTTCGGAGCCGACAACTTCAAGAAGGTCATCCAGGGAGCTCAAACGCTCTCGATGCCTATGAAGGAGCTTCGCGCTCTCTACAAGGAAAACCGAATCGTGGACAACCAAAATCCTATTGCGGAATGGTGCCGCTCGAACGTGATGATTCGCAACGACGCCAACGGCAACATCGCGCCAGACAAGAAAAACCAAGACCCGCGCAACCGCATCGACGCTTGGGCGGCGGAATGCGATGCGTTCGTGGTGCTCAAAGACATGATGGACGATTACCAAAGCATGATTGGAGGTTAAAACGTGCGAAAACCAACGCTTATGCGCTCTATGTTCGACGCTGTTTTTCACAAGCCGATCATGCAGGCCGTCGATGGCTATTTCCAGACGTTCACGGCATACGCGCCGCGCTTTACGTCGTGGTCTGGCGGTATCTACGAAGCCGAGCTGACGCGCTCCATCATCGAGAGGAACGCCGACCACGCTTCGAAGCTTCGGCCTGAGATTTCGGGAACGGCGCAACCGCAATGGACGCGCTCTTTGCAATGGCAACCGAACCCGTGGATGACAACGCCGCAATTTCTGCATCGCATTTCGACGATGCTTGACGTTTGCGACACGTGCTTGATCGTCCCGGTCGATGGCGGGGACGGCATCACGTCCGCTGGCTACTATCCCGTGCTGCCGAGCCAGTGCGAAGCCTACGACGTTGACGGCGCTTTGTGGCTTGAGCTTCGATTCCCTGGTGGGGATAAGACCTTGATTGAGTGGTCGCGCATCGGCGTTATGACGCGGCACCAGTTCAAGAGCGATTTGTTCGGCGATGGAACCAACGTGCTCAATCCCACGCTTGATTTGATTCATGCTCAGGAGGAAGCCGAGAAAACGGCTATCGAGCAGGGCGCGGCGGTGCGATTCATCGGCAAGCTGTCGCAGAACAGAAACCCGGAGGATACGAAGAAATCCGCAGAAGCCTTCAACGAGCAGTTGGGTGCGTCCAACGCCGGCGGAATCGTCGTTTATGACAACAAGTATCAAGAGGTAAAGCAGATCGCCCCGCAAAGCTACACGGTCGATGCGGCGCAGATGGAGCGCATAGAGAAAGCGGCCTATCGCTTCTTCGGCTCCAACGAAGACATCGTTATGAACAAGGCCGACGAGGACACGTACAACGCTTTTTACGAGGGGCGTACCGAGGTCTTCGCCGTGCAGCTTGGCTATGTGCTCACTGCGATGACGTTCACGCCGAACGAGATTGCACACGGCAACTCGATTATGTTTTCGGCCAACCGTCTTGAGTTCGCGAGCAATCAAACCAAGCTCAACGTCTCAACGGCGCTTTTCGACCGTGGAATCTGGTGCGGCAATCAGGTTGCCGAGGTCTTCCAATCGCCGAGCTATCCAGGCGGCGAGCGCCACGTTATCCGTGGCGAGTATATCGACCTTGATTTAATCAGCCAGCACACATCCGAGCAGGCGGCGGCTGCTGCCGAGACAAACGCGAACATTGCCGCAATCGACGGCAAGAAAAAGGAGGGTGAAGATGCCAGCCAAACCGAATGAGCGGCAATACCGCGCAATGCAGGTGGTGCTACGAAGTCTTCCGACCGACAGCGAGCGCGAAAAGCGCATCGAATCCGATTACTACGTCGAGGGCTACGCTTCGACGTTTAATGACCCATACGTGTTGTGGCAAGACCCGTGGGACGGCACCGAATATCGCGAGATTATCAGCCCTGACGCTTTCGTTGAAACCGATATGAGCGACGTGATTATGCAGTTCGACCACTGCGGGGACGTGCTCGCTCGAATGAGCAACGGCACGTTGATTGTTGAGCCTGACAAGCACGGCTTGTTCATCGCCGCCGACCTATCGAAGTCGGATTCCGCGCGAAAGCGCTTCGAGGAAGTCGATAACGGGCTTGTCACCCGCATGTCGTGGGCTTTCACCATCGGCGCATCAGAGTATGACCGCGATACGCACACCACGACGATTACCAGGGTCAAGAAGATTTATGACGTGTCCGCAGTCAGCTTGCCAGCCGACCCGAACACCGAAATAAGTGCAAGAAATCTGCTTAACGGAGTGATTGAGCAGTCGCGCAAGGAGCTTGCGCGCAGGAAGGCCGCTTTGCTTCGCGCTAAAGCGTGCCTGGCAATTACTAACGCGAAGAAAGGTAAATAGTTATGACACTCGAAGAGCTTATCGCCGAGCTGCAAGCCCTTATCGACCAGTGTTCCGACGGAACCGAGCCGACGGAAGAGGATGCAGCCCGCATGGCCGAGCTGACCGACGAGATCAACCAGCGCCGCGCCGCTGGCGAGCAGGCGGCGCAGACCCGCGCCGCCGCCGTCGCGAACGCACGCGCCGCAATCGACGCTGGCCGCGCCCAGCGAATCGATTCCGTCCCGCTGGCACGTTCCGCCAACATCGCGGGCGTTTCCGGCGCTGCCTACGACGTTACCGATTACGACCAGGCGGAGCGCCGCGCCTGGGTAAAGGGTCTGGCCGAGCGCTCCGGCATCCAGCTTGTCGGCGGCACCGCGCTTACCGATGCCGAGCGTGCCGCTCAGCGCCACGCAATCGAGCAGCGAGCGGAGTTCACCATGACCACGGCGAACACGGATTCTCTCGTTCCCGTGACCGTGCAGAACGAGATCATATCCCTTATCGACAACACGGCAGTTCTCTTCGGCGACATCAGCCGAACGACCATGTCCGGCCAAGTCGAGTTCCCGCGCCACAAGTCCATCAAGAAGGGCGATGCGGCTAAGACCGAAGAGGGCGCAGCCCCTACCGATATCGAGGAAAATGACTTCGATACCGTGCCGCTCGTAGGAACGGAGATTAAGAAGACCGTCGAGATGTCCCGAAAGATGGCAACGCAGTCGCTTCCCGGCTTCGAGCAGTACATCATTTCCGAGGTTTCTGCACGTCTCTCCGTCGCGTGCAACGCATTCGTCCACGAGAAGCTTGCCGATGAAAATTACGGTATCGCGACCGCTAACAAGATTCAGACGGCGGCGGCGAAGGACCTTACCAAGGCCGACATCGTGAAGATGCTGAGCCTGCTCCGCTCTTACGGCAACGCAGCGGCTAAGGGAATCATCATCTACGCCAATAACAACACCATCTGGAATCAGATTGCCATGCTTGAGGATGCCAACGGTCGTTCTTATTTTGCAAATGAGGCTACCGATGACCCGACGGTTCAGGGTCGAATCTTCGGCAAGGTTGTAAAACAGGACGATTCAATCGCCGACAACGTGATTAAGGCCGGCTTCCCCGACCTGTTCAAGGGAAACATGTTCGACGGCCCCGACGTTACGCCTTACGTCCAGCCGCGCACTCAGAAGCGCTGCTTCGACGGCTACGTTCTGTTCGACGGCGTTCTTGCCGTCCCCGAAGCGTTCGCGCAGCTCACCATCAAGCAAGCTTAAGGAGGTGGCGCAGCATGGTCGCAAAAGCTAATAAAGGCAAGCTGTTGGATGCGTGCCGTGCCGCGCTTCGCATCCCTGATTTCGTCAACGATTACGACGAAGAGATTTCTGACGTAATCGAAGCCGCCCGCGCCGAGCTGGTGGCGGGCGGCGTTTCTGAAGATAAGGCGCATGACGATTCGGACGGGCGCGTTCGGCTAGCAATCAAGGTTTATGTAAAGGCCAATTTTGGCATGGACAATCCCGACGCTGAAAAGTTCATGCGTTCGTTCGAAACCATGCTCACCAGCATGAGCGGCGATTCCGCCTATAACGGCGGTGATGCCGAATGAGCGGGTGGGCTGGCGTTTGCACGCTGATAGCTACTGTTTCAGAACGCGACGATCTGGGCGTTTCGCATAAAAAGGAACGGTGCCGCCGCGTGCCGTGCAATGTGTACGGCATAAGCCAGACGGCCTATTACGCCGCCGCGCAGGCTGGCGTTAAGCCGCAGGCCGTCATCACGGTGCGCGATTGCGCCTACAGCGGCGAAAAGCTCTGCGAGTTCAACGGCATCCGCTACGCCGTCGATTCGGCGGTAGTGGCGAACGTCGATAACGTGCGCCTAACGCTTGTCGAGAAAGTAGGCAACCGGTGAGCGGGATAAAGATTGACCAGCTGGAATCAATCATCGTGAACAGCATCGAAGAGGTAATCGAGGACAACGAAGAGGTCTTGCAAGGCAACGTCAAGGCCGCTGGCAACAAGGCCGTTCGCCTGCTCAAGGAGCGCAGCCGCAAGAGGAAGCGCCACGGCGGAAGCTACGCAAAGGGCTGGTCTGCCGACGTGAAGACCGAAGCGACGGGCACGACCTGCGTTGTCCACAACAAGCAATACCAGCTTACGCACTTGCTCGAAAACGGCCACGCTATCAAAAACCAGCACGGCAGCTATCCCGGCAAAGTCGATGGCGATCACGTCATCGAAGGAGTTTACAAGGAGGTTGCCGCCGAGTTTTCGAAGGGGGCGCAATGAACAGCCTTAAAGACCTGGCGAAGCTGCTTGACGCGTTCGGCCTGCCGTGGGCTAACGGCGGTTTCCGCGACGGCGGGTTTCCAGCGCCGCCGTATATCGACATCGAAGCCGGTTACGGCGAGGGCGTGAGCGCCGACAACGTGGGCTGGTACCGATGGATGCCGTACGATGTGGCGCTTTACGTGCGAGAGCGCGATTACGAGCTTGAGAAGCGATTTGAAGCGGCGCTCGAAGCCGCAGAGTTCAACTACAGCAAGACGGTAAAGCCGCTCGACAACGACGAGCTTATCGAAACGGCTTACGAGATCGACGTTACCGAATAACGAAAGGAGCAGATATGGCACGAAATGGGTTCTTCGGCGTGAAGAACGCGCACGTCGCGCGTTTCACAGACGAGGATACGTTCGAGTATGAGAAGCCAATCCATATCCCCGGCACGGTCGAAATCAAGATCGAGCCGTCCATCGAGCAGGCTACGAGCTACGGCGACAATGAACCTTGGCTCGACAAGTACCAGGACAACGGCGGCTCTATCACGTGGTCGCTCTACGACATCGAGAGCACGCCGGAGCTGCGCGAGCTTCTGGCCGACATCAACGGCTTCGACATCGACGAGAAAGGCCGCGTGCTGGCAACGTCCGGCAAGACCCCTAAGCCGTTCGCCTTCATGTGCGAGCAGCCCGGCCACGCCGTCGGAAAGCGCCGCTGCATCTACAAGTGCACCAGCAAGCCCGCGTCCGTCGATGCGAAGACGCTTGAGGACAAGCCCGACATCACGCAGATTGATTACGAGCTCACGTTCCGCCCCGTCACGCTGCCGACCGGCTGGCGCGGCTGCTACATCGACACGTATAGCGACATCGCTGATTACGACAAGTTCTTCGAGCAGGTCGATACCGCCGCCAAGCCTAAGACCGAGGCCGCGTAATGGACGGCGGAATCATCGAGGTCGGCGGCGTTAAGTACCCCGTCGCTTGCAACGCCTTCACCCCTATCGCATACTCGCGCGAGTTCTTCGTTGAGCGAAAGGACGGGAGCCGCAGACCGAAGGACATCAACGAAGCCGTTTCCATGGTTCTTGAGGTTTCGGCAACGTCGAACATGCCGCCAATCGTGCCGCTGCTTGAGATTTTCTACGCGTGCGCGAAGACGTACAACGCGACAGCGAAGGACAAGACCGACCTTGGCAAGTCCTTTGACGATTGGGTTTGCAGCTTCCCGCAATCGGAATTCGACCTTGAGCGCGAAGGCGGTTGGGCATCCGACGTGATGCAGATCATCAAGGACAACTACTTTCCGAACGCAAAAGCGGACGTGGAAGCCGCGACCGCCGAAGCATCCGATGCCGCCGCTTCCGCCGGAGCTGGAAAGTAGCTGCGACGCGCTCTATATCTACTCTTGCCAGCAGGCGGGCTTGAGCATCCAAGACCTGCACGCGCTGTCCTATGCGCAGGTGCAGAACCTGCTTGAGATATACAGCTTCGTTAACGATGCCGTTGCGTATGCCGAGGATGACGAGCAGGCGCGGCAGGGCGAAGCGGCCTTCTGGGCTGGCCTGTGAGCGTAAAGCGCCAGCGCACCTTTGCCGGTGCGCTGTTCTGTGCGCTCATTTCTTTAATTGACAATCGAAAAGAGGTGAAACTGTGGCTGTCACGTACAAAGGTCTGACAATCAAGTTCGGCGGCGATACGACCGAGTTGCAGGGCGCGTTGAAGAGCGTGCAGACCACGGCGAAGGACACTCAGGGCGCGTTGAAAGACATCAACCGCGCTTTGAAATTCGACCCCGGCAACACCGATTTGCTCGTGGAAAAGGAAAAGCTTCTCAACCGCGCCTACGGCGAGACGAAAACGAAGCTCGACGCTTACAAGGCTGCGTTGGCAACGCTCGACGAGAAGAAGCGCAGCGGCGCGACGCTTACCGAGCGCGAGGAAGCGCAGTATTCGAGCCTTAAGGCGCAGATTGCAATTTGCGAAAACCAGCTTGAGAGCTATTCCGACGATCTTAAAAGCGTCGGTCGCGAAGCCCAGGCATCCAAGGGAAACCTTTACCAGTTCGGCCAGACCATCCAGGACAACAGCGACAAGCTGGAAAAGGCGGGCAAGGGTCTTGAGACTGCCGGAAAGACAATCACCGGCACCGTCACCGGCGCGGCAACCGCGCTTGTCGGGCTTGCCAGCAGCCAGGAAGAGCAGATCGAGCAGACGCACCAACTGGACGCTGCATGGAAGGACGCTGGCGGAACGTCAGAGCAGGCGCGAAGCTCTTACGCGCTGTTTTACAAGCTGCTTGGCGAAGAGGACACCGCGACCGAAGCGGCGCAGAACCTGTCGCGCCTGACCACCAACCAGCAGGAGTTGGACAAGTGGAACAACATCGCCGCAGGCTCGTTTTCCAAGTTCGGCGATGCGTTGCCGCTCGAAAACCTCGTTGAAGCGTCTCAGGAAACGGCGCACACCGGCACCGTCACCGGCGGCCTTGCCGATGCTCTCAACTGGGCTACGGCGAGCAACGAGCAGTGGAGCGCCGCGCTTTCGGGTAACCAGGCGGCGCAGCAGGCTTTCAACGACCAGATAGACCAGGGAGCTACGAAAGAAGACGCTTTCAACGCCGCGCTTGCCGCCTGCGGTGACGAGCAAGAGCGCTCTTCGCTTATCACGCAGACGCTCGATGGCCTTTACGGCAACATCGGCGAGACGTACCAAGAGACTAATAAAACGATGCTCGACACGCGCGAAGCGCAAGCCGAGTTGAACCGGAAGATGGCCGAAGCCGGAGAAGCGGCGATGCCGTTCAAGGAAAAGGCGCTTGAGCTTGGGACTACGCTGCTTGAGAAGGTAACGCCAGCGCTTGAGGGAGTTTCGGACTGGTACAAGTCCCTAACGCCTGAGCAGCAGGACATGGCCGCCAACGTTGCTTTGGGGACGGTCGCGTTCGGCGGTCTTGCAACCGGCATCGGAAAGACGCTCCAAAAGGGCGTTGAGATCGGCCAGACGTTCAAGGACGTTGCGGGCGGCTTCGCTTCCCTTGCGGGCAAGTTCGGCGAGGGCGGCGGCGCTATCGGCACGGCAGCTACCGGCTTTGGCGGCATGGCCGAGAAGGCGGGCGGCTTGGCATCGACCCTTGGCGGCAAGCTCTCGACCGGCTGGACATCGTTCACCGGGTTGATTGCCGCGAATCCCATCTTGCTTGGCGTTGCTGCGGTCGCGGCTGCGGTCGCTGGCCTTACGTGGTTCTTCACGCAGACCGAGACGGGAAAGCAGCTTTGGTCTGATTTCACGGGCTGGATTTCGGAAAAATGGCAAGGCGTGCAGGATTTCTTCGCAGGCGTGCCGGAATTTTGGTCTGGTGTTTGGGACGGGATAACCGGAAAAGCCGAAGAGGTCAAAAACAGCCTTGGCGAGAAATTCGAAGGAATCAAGCAAGGCGCTTCCGACGCTTGGGAAGGCTTGAAATCCAACGCGTCCGACGCTTGGGAAAACCTGAAATCCGCAGCGTCCGAAAAATTCGGCGCTATCAAGGATTCGATTCAAACGGACATGAACACCGGGCAAATCGTCGGCTCTGCCGCTTCAAACGCCCTGAAAGCCGCCATGAACGGCGATTGGGACGCGGCGAAGTCGCAAGCCGGTAGCGCCTTCCAGGCGATACAAAGCAACATCCAAACGAAGATGAACAACGCCAAGGACAACGCCATAAACGCCGGTAACTCCATCGGCGAGAAGCTGGGCTTTCCCGGACTTGGAAGCACGGTCGCTGGCGTTTTCTCAAACATCAAGAGCAACATAACTTCGCCTATCGACGAAGCGTGGAACTTCATCAGCGGCATCCCCGGAAAGATTCAGAACGCTTTCAGCGGGATTCGCATCAGTTTGCCGCATATCAACATGCCGCATTTCAACGTAAGCTGGCGCAACATCGGCGGCGTTGTAAGGCTGCCGTCAATCAGCGTCGATTGGTTCGCCAAGGGCGGCTACTTCGATAAGCCGTCAATCATCGGCGTTGGCGAAGCTGGCGGCGAGCATGTAGCGCCAGATGCAAAGCTGCGTTCCAGCGTCAAAGAGAGCGTCGAAGCCGGCATCGCCCGCGTGCTAGACCGCCTGCGCGGCGGCTTCGGCGGCGGCGCTCAGGTCAACGTGACCGTTAACGCTACCGTTGCGAACAACATGGACGCGTACACGACCGGCCAGCAGATCGGCGCGGGCATCGCGTCGAAACTCAAGCAAAAGGGGGTGCCCGTTGGAGCTTAAGCGAAAGCGAAACCAAAGCGACAGCATCATATTCAACGGGCACGACTTGTCGAAGCTCGTATATTGCAAGGTGCGCCGTCCCATCATGGCGAGCGTTTCGGCGAGCTTCGAGGACGCGCCCGGACGGCACGGCGAATACTTCAAGACGGTTCGTCGTGCCGGTTACGATTTGCGGGTTGACATGTGGCTTCGCACCGAGCATCGGCGCGAGGTCGCTAAGGCGCGGCATGAGCTGGCGGCGCTGCTCTGGTCTGACGAGCCAGCGCCGCTTTACCTGCCCGATGACCCGACGCGCTACCTTATGGCAATCGTCAACGGCTCTACCGATTTGGACGAGATTACCGACGATTGCCCTACTACCACGGTGACGTTTCATATCTGCGACCCCGACTATTACGGGCAGCATCGACGCATGGACGTGCGCGGCGCAGCATCGTTCGCCGTCGGCGGCACGCTGCCTGCTGCCATCACCGTGACGGCGAAGCCGGGAGCTTGCAGCTCTTGGCGCATCACCAACACCGACACCGCGGAATTCGTGGAGGTTGTGCAGCCGTTGACGGCTTCGAGCGTCATCCGAATGGACTTCGACAAAGAGCACGTCACGGTTAACGGCTCAGTTGCCCAGCTCAACATCATGAGCGACTTTTTCACGGTAAAAGACCGTGCGCACATCAAGATTTCTAGCGGCACCGCGCTTTTGGAATGGGAGGAAAGATGGCTTTAATCAACAAGGTCAACTTCACCCGTTTCACGCGCTGGGGCGTTAACCTTGGGCGGCTTACCTATACCACCGCGACCCACGAGGAAGCGACCGACGGAACAGACGAGCTTAAGATCATGTGCGACGAGGATTTGACCAAGGGCGAGCGCCTTGTTTGGGTTGATCGCCAAGGCGTTGTGCATGAGCATATCGTGGATGAAATCGAGCGCCTGCACGATGATTCCGGCAAGCCGCATACCAGCGTCACGTGCATCAACTCCATCAACGAGACGTGGGATGACTACATTGAAGACAAGCGCCCTTCCGGTAGCGTTGCCGTGGCGCTTGCGTCAATCCTTGCTGGCACCCGCTGGGAGGTTGGCAACTGCGACCAGCCCGGCAGCGCATCGCATACCTTCTATCACATCAGCGTTCGCGAAGGCTTGAGCGACCTGCTGGAAACGTGGGGCGGCGAGCTGGAAACCGTAATCGAGACGGACGGCGTGCAGGTAACGCATCGCTACGTGCGCGTGGTGGCCACGCGCGGAAACCAGCAAAGCCCCAAGCGCTTCACGTGGACTAAAGACTTGGTCAGCATCAAGCGCAAGACAGGAAGCGCAAACCCGAAAACGAGGGTTTACGGCTACGGAAAAGGCGTTGAGACGGATACCGGCGGCTATGGCCGCCGTTTGACGTTCGGTGACATCAACGGCGGCAAGGATTACGTCGAGGACGCATCCGCAACCGAGGTTTGGGGGCATCCCGACGGCAGCGGCGGCGTTGCACCAGCCGTGGACGTTTACGTTAACGAGCAGTGCGAGGATGCGGCGCAGCTTTTGGCCGAGACGCGCGATTACCTTGAAACGGTAAAAACGCCCACGGTTTCATACGAAGCGAGCGTGCTTGACCTGTTCGCGTTCGGGCGAAATTGGGAGGGCGTGGCCGTCGGAGATTGCGTGGCGATCATCGACAAGGGTTTTTCCGATGCCGGCATCCGCCTAAAGGGGCGCGTCTCGAAGCTGTCTCGCGACCTTGTTACCGGCGATGCCACGGTGACGTTCGGCAACCTCACCGACGACCTGGCCGACATCTTCCAGGCTATGGCTCAGCAGCTTAAAAAAGGCAGCGACCAGCGGGCTAACTACGATGCCGTGGCCGACACGTCCGTCTCGTGGCTCAACCAGCTCATGGTGGCGCTCAATAAAGCTTTCAACGCCGTCGGAACCTACAAGGTCGAGACGTTCGAGCTTGGAGCTATCCACTCGAACGTGCCGCTTGATGTCGAAACGGGCGTTCCGCTCAAGGCAACGTCCGGAATGTGTGCTGTCAACATCAACGGCATGGGCATTCGCCTTGCCGATAGCCTGACGAGCGACGGCCAATGGAATTGGAGAACGTTCATCACCGGCTCTCAGGTGAGCGCCGATTGCATCAATACTGGCACGATGCGAGCAGAACGCATCCGCGCGGGCTTGCTCACCGACGAGGTGGGAGCCAACTACTGGGATTTGGAAACGGGCGAATTCCAGCTATCGCCAAATGCCAAATACGGCGATGCCGGCTGGACTGTCAATGGCGTGGTTGAAGACCTGCACGGCGGAATGGTGCGGAACGCAAAAGACATCGAGAGCCTAGGGGAAGATTTCCAGGAAAGAAATAAGGAAATTGACGAAACCATAAGCGGGCTTGACAAGACGGTTGATGACATCGCCAAAGACGGCATCGTTACCGAAGCGGAGAAAGCCGCCGTCGCGAAGGTGATGCAGGCGATAGCGCACGACCGCGCCTGGGCTATCCAAGATTTAACGGCCCTTAAGAAAAGCAGCGCCGCGCTAGACGGGACGGAGAACACGCCTATATCGGCAAGGCCATACAATCGATTGACGAATGCGTTCTCGCAAGCCTACGGCTCGACCGACGAAGCGACGATCACTGAAAGCTGCGCATATGGCAAGCTAAAGTCAGCGATCGACGCGATAGCTGCATGCACGACCGCCGAAGCGCTAAACGGAGCCGTTGAGACGTATAAAGCGGTCTATTCGGCGTTTTCCACGAAAGTGAACGCCTATCTAAAGGTTTCGCAGGAATGCCATTCTCTCGTCGAACAATACAACGCAGCGCAGGCAACAGACGCGCTTTTGACGCAAACCGAGGTGTTCAACCGACTTACGAACAACGGTGCCACGAAGGGCATCTACATGGCAAACGGGCAGCTGTACATCAATGCCACGTACCTAAAAAGCGGCATCATCAGCGACGGCCAGAACAAGAACTATTGGTCGCTGACGAGCGGTTATTTTCAGACCAAGTACGGCAGCATCGGCGGGCTTGCCATCGGCGATACGAAGATTTACAGCGGCAAGCTAACGCTTAACTCGAACACGTATGGCCTTTACATCGGCAGAGACGGTTTCAGCGTCGGCAGCGGCTCTTGCTATACGGCTCTATCCGACGGCTATCTATACGGCGGCAGCGCAGAGGACATTACGGGCTATGTTGGATTCAACAACACCAACACCGCAACAAAGGTGAAGGGAACCCGCCTTGCCGGAAAAGGCTGCATCTGCCTTATGACCGATGACTGGATCGGTGTTTGCGGATACAAGCCGTTCACTGATGACGTTACATGCACGACAGGTAAGACCGGGAGCATCACGCTTGTTGGCAACCTAAGAAGCAGCTGGACGAACCTGCAACTCACGGGAACTTATAACGTAAGCGGAATTTGCCAAAACCTATCTATGAACTGGACGAATTACACGCTGACGTTTGACCATGGGCTTATGGTCACGTCTCTTTAAGGGGGTATATCAGTGGTAACTTACCGCGTCGAGAAGGACGGAATCACGTTCTACGTCCAGCCTGAAATGCTCGATTACTACGCGAGCAACGGATACAAGATTTACAAGACTATAGAAAAACAGGTTGCGGACATTGCCGTTGAGATTGCGGCAATCGACGAGCCAAAGCCGGTAATTAAGGAGGTAACGGTAAATGGATAGCGGGGTTAATGCGTTCGCTTCTTCGTTGGGAGCTTCTATTACCGAGACAGAGCAAAGCATCGACGTTAAAGACATTTTGCCCAACGAGTACACGAACGAGCAGATGCATCAGATGCTTTTGTCACTCGAACCGCTGCTTGAGCGACGCGATATCGTAGGCTATGCCGCCGCTCGCAACGTGCGTGTACTCCAATCCGAAGCCATGGAGTACCTAAAGCGGCGCGACGAGCTTATCGAGAAATACGGCGATCCTGAGATTTCCGAAAACGGCATGCCCACCGGCAGACAGCAGCTTCAAATTGGCTCCGATGCATATAAGCGCTTCATGGATGATTTGGCGCTCTATTCGAACATCAAGCACCGTCCGTTGCTGTTCAAGATTCCGTATGAGGAAGCAATCGGGAAAATGAGCGGAACGGAGATTCTGGCGTGCGAATGGATGCTTGTTGACGGCGGCGATGCCTAATGAACGTGCAGACAATCGAGCTAGACGTTAACAAGCGAGGATGCGGAAACAACTGCATCCGCATCGCCCAGGGCGAGGGCGGCGGCACTACCATCAAGGCGCTTATCTACGACAACGGCGGCGAGCTGTCTTTGTCTGGGTACAGCGCCTTTTTGGTTGCCCGTCTTCCCGACCGAATCCACTACTACAGGGGAAGCGCGACGGTAAACGGAAACACGATTACCTACGTTTGCGACGAATCGAAGCTTGCAAGCGTGCCGGGATACACCGACGAAGCGTATTTCGAAATCGTCAAAGGCGATTTCCTGGCGCAAACGGAGCGCTTCGCCCTGGATATCCTGCGCAGCGCCAAAGAGGGGCAACAGCCCGCTCAGTCGTGGGACAACGCGATTGATGACCTAATCAAGCGAGGTGAAACGGCGGTTAAGAGCAGCGAAGCAGCTGTTACGGCAGCAAACGGCGCTGCTTCAAAAGCGAACACGGCGGCAGCAAAAGCGGATACGGCAACCGGCAAAGCCAACGCCGCCGCACGCGATGCCAGCACTGCAACCGGCAAAGCCAACGCCGCCGCAGGCGATGCCAGCACGGCGGCTGAAAAGGCAGACACCGCCGCAGGCAAGGCCAATACGTCGGCTGAAAATGCAGACACCGCAGCGCAAGGTGCGAACGATGCGAAGACGGAAGCGCTCAAGGCCGCCGAGGAGGCGCGAGGGTCTATCAGCCCCGACAAGCGCCTTTACATCGCTTACGACACAGTAGGCGATACGGATTACATCTCTCTAGTCGATACGGAGGATTAGGCATGGATAAAACCCACATCGCAGACCATGAGACGCTTGAGCGCGTGGCCGTCGCGCTTGAGAGCATGGGCGCGTCAACGGTGCCGATCTTCGATGCCGAAACAGGCCGCTACACCAACGCTTCGCTCGCCGCTTGGCTCGCGAAGATGCGCGACGGCAAGAACTACGGGGTGAGCATCCCGAAGGGAAGCGCCACGACCTGCACGAAGACCGGCGTCAACGCGGGAATCGCGAACCCCAAGCCCGGCGTAATCGGTCGCGCGGCTATCGACCCATACGTCAATCACGGCGCGTTTATCTTCTTCGAGGTGAACGGCGGCGTTGACGCTGACGGTACGCCATACGTTACCGCTATCGACGGTGACGGGCGCTTTTCGCGCAAGGACGATACGTGGATCATGACCCCGGTGCTCTACACGCTCGAAACCGAGACGGACGATGCCGTCAACCTCACCGTTTCGGACACGCAGAACCAGGGCATGAAGTCGCAGCCCGCCGCGTACCTGCCAAACGGCGCTAAGCGCCCTTATATGCTTTATGCCAAGTACGCGCTTTCTGTCGATGCCGACGGCAAGCCGCGAAGCGTGAGCGGCGCACCAGTCAAGACGCGCAGCGTTAGCCATGACGGCGGAATCGGCCTTATGAAAACGGCTGCGACCGGCGATGCGCTCAAGGTCGCTGCCGACGATTGGTACGTCAAGGCGATGTTCCTGCTCAAGTACGCTACAAAGAACAGCCAGAGCGTCTTTGCGGGCTGCACGGGGCATACTGAGCAGTGCAACCCGACGCTTGCAGAGAGCAACACGACGCGTGTTGTGATTAAAAAGGCAACTGCCGACGCTATCCCCGTAGGTTCCGCAATGATGTTCGGCACGCACACCGGAACCAGCACCGACCGTGGAACCGATTACAACTATGACATATTCGACGGCGCTAAGGTGCTCAAGAAGGTAGCCGTTGACGATTCCAACACGGCGCTATATTTCGATGTGGCTAAGCCGTTCAACGTCGAGACCACCTATTACCTCAGCACCGCGCCGTGGAACACCGGCGCTTGCGACATGGTAGAGGGCGACGGTTCGCCGACAAGCTGCACCAGCGGTCGCGAGCCGTTCGTTATGCAGGGTATCGAGCTTGGATTGGGCATGTACGAGGTGCTTGGTAACGTCCTTATCCAGTACACGGGAAGCGGCACCGTCGTTTGGGTCAATCCCGACACGAAGAACGAGAAAAGCGGCGATCTCGCGTCCGGCGCTCTTTCCTGCGGCGCTTTCCCCGGCCCTGCAACCGAAGGCTGGAACTACGGCCTTTACCCGAAGACCGTCAGCGGCCTTATGATGCAGCAGGGAACGGGCGCGTCAACGTCCGTCGGCGTCTGCGACGGCAACTACAAGGTCGCGGACACCACCGTCGGATGGCGAGAGTGGCTTTCCCTCGGCGACGTGTGGGACTGGGGCAATGCTGGCCTTTGGTACGTCGCCGGCAACTACGGCACCGGCGTCGCCAGGTGGAACTTCGGCTCGCGCCGCTCTGCAAATGGTCGCTCCAGGGGTGAAGCGGCGTAAGCCGCGAGGGGACTTGTCCCCTTTGTAAAAACAAGCAGGGATTCGCGGCGCGCGGGCTGTCATGTTCTCTTGGCTTTCCCTCGGCAACTTGAGGAACAGGGGCAATGCTGGCCTTTGGTACGTCAACGGCAACAACGGCACCGGCAACGCCAGGTGGAACATCGGCTCGCGCCTACCTGGGTGATTATCTCAACAACCAGCTATCTATTTTTATTTCCGCCGCGACTACCCGCCGCCGCTGGTGGCGAGCGGGCAAGCCTGGCTCAACGCAGTGAAATCAGTCTTAAGACCAGCGGGCTAGTAACGGAAACGCGACCGCTCGCACGACATCCAGAGAGTTATAAGGTCAAAAAATTGAAGAGCTATTGCAAAGGGCTTCGCGTGGACGAAGCCCTTGTCATTTCCGCCTACGAATCCTGGCTTGATTCCAAGGCGGGCAAAAAGAACGCCTGGCGCGTTCGACAGGAACACGGCAGCGCTTCGGCGCTGATTCAGGAGATCGTGCGCGAGGTCGAGACGCGCTCGCTCACGTTCCGCCCGATAAAGCGATACCGGCACCGCGAGCCGACCAACGGCAAGCTGCGCATCATCGGCGTTGAGAGCGTCAAGCAGCAGGTATGCGACTACGTGGCCGTCGCGGCCATGTCGCGCCTGCTCGATGCGAAGGTAGGGTTCTGGCAGGTTTCGAGCGTCCCCGGCAAAGGGCAGCTCATGGCCGCGCACGCCGTGCGCAGGTGGTCGCAGGAAGGCGGCTACTACGTGCACATGGACGTTCGCAAGTGCTACCCGTCCATAAAGGCAGACGTGGTGATGATGCTGCTTCGCCGCTACGTTCGAAGCCCCGACGTGCTCTATATCGCCGAATCGCTGCTCGCCACCTACGGCGGCGGACTGGAAATCGGGAGCTATTTCAGCCTGCGGATGTCGCAGCTGGTGTTGTCTTTCGGCTATCACGAGGTTGAGAACATGCGCAAGGTACGCCGAAACGCCAACGTTCCGCTGGTGACGCATCAGCTTTGGTACGCCGATGACATCTACCTTTTCGGGCGCGACAAGCGCGATTTGCGCAGCGCAGCCCGCAAGCTGCAACGCTTCCTACTCAAGGGCTTCGGCTTGCACGTCAAGCCCTGGAAGATAAGCCGCATCAGCAACGAAGAGCCGGTCGATGTTGTGGGCTACACGGTGCGCAGGAATCGCACCACGCTTCGCGGCTCGCTCTTCCTTCGCGCTTGCCGCGCTCTTCGCAGATACAGGCGCTCACCGACGCTAAAGCGGGCGCGTAGGGCTACGAGCTATGGCGGCTGGTTTAGACACGCAGATTGCGTCGATGTTTGGCGCGACAACGGTTTCAGCAAGGTATTCAGGCAAGCCCGCGCACACATAAGCGCGGCAGAAAGGGGCAACCATGAGCGTAACGACATGCTCTGCAACGCCGATTGATGCGGTGATGATCGAAGCCCGACCAGGCGGCGCGACCGCTGATGTTTGGCTTCGCCGAAACATCGAGAAGGACGTTGCCGACAACGGAGCGGATGCCGAAAAGGCTATCGAATTCTACCGAGCCGACGAGCTGCACTTCGTGGCAGTCGGCGTGCCTAGCGTCGAAGAGGTTACGGCGGCATTCGACGAGCTTTGGGAAGCTCACGAGGATGACGAGCTTACCGAGCGCGAGCAAATCGGCAAGCTCATTGCGCAGCTCAAGGATACCCGTGCAGCGCTTGAGGACACCAACGCGGCGCTGCTCGAAATCGGCGATTTGGTAGGCGGTGAGCAGTAATGGCGAAGATCTACTACAAGGCCGTGAAGGCTGGCAAGAGAACGCTTGATAGCGTGCCGGAGCGCTGGCGCGACGAGGTTAAGAAGCTGCTTGATGCAGACACGAAGGAGGACTAATGGAAGCTATCTACACGTTCACTGAGCCGCAAATCTGGGCGATTGTCGGTGCGTTTCTCATGATGCTTTTCGACATGGTTACCGGCATCGCCCAGTCGCTTTTCAACCATAACTTCAAATCTTCGACAATGCGTCAGGGCTTGGGACATAAGGCCACGCTGTCGCTCATCATCCTGCTTTCTATCTGCATCGAGATTCTTGGCGCACACATCGCAGGGCTTGATTTCGGCGGCGTTACCGTCTACGTCGTTTGCATCGCCATCATCGGCATGGAGTTTGCTTCCATCCTTGAGAACATCAAGCGAGCTTACCCGGAGCTTGCCGATGCACCGATCATGAAGATTTTCGAGCACGCCGACACCGACGATATTACGAAGGCGATTGCCGATGAAGCCGCGAAGCGCGGCTAGTCTCAGGCTTGCCGTTGCCGCACTGCTTGGCTTCGCCGTCGGCATGTGCCTTTGGTTCGGCCTGACGGTTTCACACATAAACGATGACGTTAACGCAACCGCGCAGACGTATAAGCAGGGCTATAGCGACGGTTATATAGCCGCTATTCCCGTATACGACACCGCAAAAACCAGCGCTAAGAGCGGCTATATGCCGCTCTTTCTGCAGAAAGACCCTCAATGGGCAAACGTTGCCTACTCTGACGGGACTATAAGCACATACGGTTGCGGCCTTACGTCTGCGGCAATGGCCTTGAGCTACCTGACAAACAAAGAGATCACGCCCGACCTTCTGGCGGCATTCGTCGGCGAAAGCTGCCTTACCGACCGTGTTAACGACATGGCGAAGTTTTCGGACTATCTAGCCAAAACCTACCACCTGCAAGCACGTGAGACGTTTTGGGGCACCGCCGAAGCGCTTAAGGCCGTCGATGACGGCTGGGTTGTGTTCGCTGGCGTTTCAGGCGCTTTTGGCGAGCGCTCTTACGGCTCGCACGTCGTTATGATCTGGCGCTCAAACGGCGATGGCACGTACCTTTTGCGCGACCCCGATGACGTCGCTAACTCAATCAAAACATGGACAAAAGACGAGCTTCTAAGCGTCGGATTCATGCAATTCGACGCGGTGAGGGGATGATACATATGAGCATGCGAGGATTCGACATATCAGACTGGCAAAAAGATATAGACATCAACGCCGTTGATTACGATTTCGTAATCTGCAAGGCCACGCAGGGGACTAGCTACGTCAACGGTTACTGCGATATCAACATCCAAAAGGCCAAGCAAGCAGGCAAGCCATGGGGCTTCTATCACTTCATGTGGGATTGCGACCCAGTGGAGCAAGCCGATTATTTCTATGCTAACTGCAAAAACTATTTCGGCGAGGGAATCCCCATTCTGGACTACGAAGACGGCGGGCGCATCGGCTCCGACGGCGCTAAAAGGTTCCTCGACCGCATCTACGAGCTGACCGGCGTTCGATGCCTGTTCTACACATATAGAAACATCGTTCAAAGCCCGCACGATGACGAAGACTGGGGCGCTATCGCGCGAAACCACGCCCTTTGGGTCGCGCAGTACGCCAACGACGAGCAGACGGGCTATCAGGATTCGCCATGGCTTCCAGGCGGCGAGTTCGGCGCATGGAAAACAATCGTCATGCATCAGTACACGTCACACGGACGCTTGGACGGCTACGGCGGCAATCTCGACCTCGATATAGCCTACATGGATGCCGATGCTTGGGCGCGATACGCCAAGCCCGGCACGTCCAACGTGCAGCCTGCGGCACCCGACGCGCCAAGCGGCAGCGCCGCAGACATCGCGACAGATGTGATGCGCGGCAAGTACGGCAACGGTGACGAGCGCAAGGCAAAGCTTGGCGGACGATTCGACGAAGTGCAGAGCCTTATCAATCGCGCCGCGACAGCAAGCGCCGACGATCTGGCATCCGATGTGCTCAACGGCCTTTTCGGCAACGGAGATACGCGCCGTGCAATCCTTGGCTCTCGTTATGACGAGGTGCAGACCATCGTTAACGGCAAGGCCAACGGCGTTGACATCGACGCTCTAGCACGCGCAGTCATTCGCGGCGAGTACGGAGACGGTGAGACGCGCAAGGCAAAGCTTGGCGCAAACTACGATGCCGTGCAGAAACGAGCAAACGAGCTTCTTTAACCTAAAATGCCCGCACCCTGTTAAGGGGTGCGGGCATTTCTGCGTTTATACGGCATTGCATCGAATCATTAACCTGGTGTTATCTTACGGCAGCTCGCGTTCGTTGTTCATGTCCTGTCGAATCAAGCTCTTGATGTACTCGGTTGTGTTGCCCTGATTTTTGAGCCATGTATACATGATCTCGTCTTCATCGTTCGGATAAAACCGAATTGTCAGCTGCTTTACCGATTTTTTACGGTAAGCAGAAGTTGCACGCCGCTGCGCTTCCGTTGCCAT